GCTCATAAGGGAACCCTTATAAACATACTCACCGGGGCAACGAAGCCCCCACCACGAAAGCAAAGCATCATGACCACCACGAACAACACCGCCGCCGCCCTCGCCACCACCGACGTTTTCGCGACCTCGTCGTGGGGAACCCCTGGCTCGCACGCCGACGCCGACGCCTTCATCGCCAGCGCCGAGAAGGCGGGACACTGGCCAGTCGACGTGCGCACGGTCGGCGTCACCGCGAACGACGAGAAGGGCGGGCTCGTCGCCCCCGGCGCGCAAGCCATCATCGGCGAGTATGCCGACGGCACTCGCGACGTGCTCGGGATCAACGGCTCCCGCTACAACGCGACGAGCGCCGAGCAGTGGCGAGAGATCGTGCGCGCCGCCGTCGCCGCCGGCGCCGAGCCCATCCACTCCCACAGTTGGGACGGTAAGGTGATGGCGCAATTCCGCATCGGCGAGGCGTCGGGCATCATGTCGACGCTCGTTCTCGGCGACTCCTTCAACGGCGCTTGCAAGCTCGTCGCCGGCACGTCGGCGACCCGCCTCGGTTGCGCGAACGCCATGGTCGCTCGCATGCGGAGCGAGACGAAGCGCGGGAACGATTGGGCGAAGATCTCGCACACCGCCTCGCTCGACGAGAAAGTGAACCGCCTCGTCGCGGGGATCGACGTCGCCCTCGCCGAAGGTCGCAGCGTCGCCGACTTGTTCGACCGTGCCGCCTCGACGCACCTCCCCGCGCCCCTCGCGAAGGCGGCGTTCGACGTGCTCTTTCCGGCCGCCGACGAAGACGCGAGCCAGCGTGCCAAGACTCGCGCCGAGAACATGCGCGCCGCCGCCCGCAAAGCCGCCGCCATGCCGATCAACCGAGTCGGCGGCCGCGGTAACCTCGCGACGCTGTGGAACGCCGCGACCTACCTCGTCGACCGCACCGAGACCGGCGAGGCGCGCTCGACCCGCGGCGACAGCTCGCGCGTCGACTCGCTTCTCTTCGGCAAGCGCGGCAAGCGCGTCGAAGAGGTGCGGCACCTCGTCGAGGTGATCCTCGCCGACGGCCGCGTCGAGGCGATGACGGTCGGCGAGGCGGTCGAGGTCGGCGTCGATGCCGAGGTGCTCGGCTCGAAGGTGCTCGAAGAGATGCTCGCCGACTGCTAGGCGCCTCGCGCCCGCGAGCCCGCCCGAGAGCGCCTTGTGCGCCTCGGGCTTTCACGGTATAGGGATTGACCTAATAGGGCGCTAGTGGTGCCCCTCACGCGAAGGAATCAAACACATGCGACAACGAACGAAGACTTACCTCGCCATGGTGTTGCTTGCTGGACTCGACGCCGTGCGCGCCTCACTGCACGAGGCGCTAGTCGGCGAGCCCGTTTGGGTGAGCAGCGACGGCAAGCCGTGGCGTTATTCCGAGATGAGCGACCGCCACCTACGCAACTCGATCAAGATGCTTTGCCGCGAGGGCGAGGGCGATTCGGAGGTGTGCCAAGCGCTACGGCTCGAAGAGGCGAAGCGAGCCGGCGAGCGCCGTCGCCGAGACAACTACCCGAGGGGCTTCTAGCGCCCCCGGGCGTGATAGACTTTGAACCTCAACCGAAGGAGTCGGTTATGCCAGACCGCGGGTAACTCCCGCACGATGCTCAAACGTGGGACCCCCGGCCGCATGGTGCGACCGGGGGTTTTTTACGTAGAAGGCTTGACGCCTGATAGGGGAATCCCTATACATGTTCTGACCACGCGAAAGGAACCACCATGCGAGAGCAAGTTAGAAAAGGCCTAATCAACAACTACATTCGGGGCTTCCGCGCCGCCGTCACGGGCGACGACTCGAACGCCGACGAGGTCGACCGCCTTCCCACCGCGAGCTACGCGAAGGGGTACGCGGAAGGAGTGGCGGCGCTCACCATCGCCGCCGACCAAGCCGAGCGCCACGCCGAAGCGATGGTCGAAGAGGTGTTCGGCGAGTCATCGCGCTTTCGGCGGAACCTCGATCGGCTAGGTTGCCCCAACGGCGCCGACGATTGCGAGGTGTGCTCGTGAAGTCGACCGCCGTCGAGCTGCTCGGCGCCGCCGTCATCGGCGCCGTGCTCGCCTTGATCATGTTCGGCACGACGCCCGTCGAGGCGGGCTCGAAGTCGGACGAAGCCCGCGCGCTCGAATCGATCGCGCGCACTCTGAAGGAGCGTTGCAAGTGAACATCTACGACACGATCTATGACCGGTGCCACGCCTTCGAGCGGCTCGGCGTTCGACCCTTCGTGGTCGTCGTCGGGCTCGTCGCTCTGCGACATCTCGAAGTCGACTCGGCGCCCTACATGCTGCACGACTACGCGGTCGAGACGTCCAGACCGACCACGGTCGAGCGAACCCTCGCGATGCCGGGCGGCTCGATCCCCGTCATCGTCGACCCCTACGCCGACCCCGAGTTCGTTCGCGTGCTGCCTGCATCGGCGCCCTATGGCGTCGACCTTCGTCGCGAGGTACCCCAATGACCCCGACCCAAACCATCCCCGGAACCTACACCGAAGCCCGCGTGATCCACGTCGAGACACGAGCCGACGTCGGCCGCCTTCGACGCATCGACCGCGAGAGCGACCTCGTCTTCGTCGTCGCACCGAACGGCCGCATCGTGCGATGGGCGATCGACTCGGTCGCCATCGTGCAGAAGAACCGCCCGTGCTTCGTGGCGGCGACGCTCGACGGTCGGTGGTCTGCGCCCTTCGACACACTCGACGAGGCGGTGCTCGCCTCGGAATACATCCGCGAGTTCGGGCACACCTTGCCCGAGCGGATGCTTTGGAACTAATCTCGAACGGCTCGGCGTGCCCTATCCGCCGAGCAGAGAGCCCGCCCCCGTGCGTTCGGTCGGCGGGCTCTCGCTTTTCTGATCCCTATCGACTATAAGGGAGCCATGTCTAAGAACGCACGGAAAACCCTAGTACCCACAACCGACGACACGCCGTTCGGCGAAGTCATCCGCCAAGCCGTCGAGGCGCGGGGATGGTCGCAGAGCGAGTTCGCGTCACGGCTCGGCGTGTCGCAACCCCGCGTGAACGAGATCTTCCACCAAGACAGCATGACCGAGAAGCTGCTCGACCGCTGCGTCGACGCGCTCGGTGCTCGCCTCGAAGTGAGGATCGTCGAAGCATGAACTCGCACGACTTGATCCGACTGATCGACGCCGTCGAAGAGATCGACGGCGAGAACACGACGCTCGCCGACGCGCTCTCGTTCTTCGCCGAGCACGGCGACGACACGCTCGCCGCTCTTCGCGAGCTGTTCAAGCGACGCAAGGCGGCGGGAGATCTCGACGGTTGCGAGGTGCCCGAATGAAGGCACTCGAACGACAGAACTTTCGCAACGCGCACGGGCTCGAAGAGTGCGTCGCGTGCGGCGGTTCGGGCTCTTCGAGCAAGGGGCGAACGTGTCTCCCGTGCGCGGGCACGGGCGCGCAAGGCGGCGCGCTTGTTCTCGCCGAGCTTGCGGGCGACAGTCCCGTTCAGCACAGCTCGGAGTCGAACGAGCACTACACGCCGGCCGAGATCGTCGAGGCGGCTCGCGTCGTGCTCGGCGAGATCGACCTCGACCCCGCCTCGTGTCCGATGGCGCAAGATGTCGTGAAGGCTTCGGCGTGGTACGGGCAGGGGAGCGAGTTCGGCGAAGACGGGCTCGCCGAGCCCGGCGCCGGTCGCGTCTTCCTGAATCCGCCGGGCGGGCTCGTGCCCGAAGAGTATCGCGGGCTCGGGACGACTTCGAGCGCTGCTCTGTGGTGGGCGGTGTGGTCGAACATGTGGCTCGTCGGAGAGATCGACGCGATGATCTTCGTCGGCTTCACTCTGGAGATCCTACGCTCGACGCAGGGTCTAGACTGCCCGCAGCCCCTTCACTTCCCGTTTTGCGTTCCGTCGTCTCGCATCGACTTCGAGACGGCGAACACCGTGCGCACGAAGGGGAAGAAGGCGGGCGAGCTGATCGACCCGAAGCAGCCCGAGGGCGCTCGCGTCGGGCAAGGCTCGCCCGGTCACGCGAACGTGATCGTGTACCTCCCCCCGTCGCTCGACCGAAGGTGCGGCGGGAGGGGAACGCTTTGGACGTCGCCCGAGGCGCGAAAGTTCCGCGAGACCTTCGAGCCGATCGGCGAGGTGCGAGCATGACCAGCGCGATCGTTCTCGTCGACGTCGACGGCGTCGTCGCCGACTTCACCGGGCGCATGCTCGACGTCGTGCTCGAAGAGACGGGCCGGCGGCACGAGGTCGAAGACGTCGATCAGTGGTCGATACAGCTCGCCCTCGGGCTCCCCGATGAACACTGGCGGAACGTCGTGCGTCGCATCGAAGAGCCGGGCTTCGCGTCGAACCTTCGACCGTACCCCGGCGCCGTCGAGGCGGTGCGAGACATCGCCGATCGACATCACGTCTTCTTCGTCACTTCGCCTTGGTGGTCGTCGACGACGTGGATGCACGACCGCACCGATTGGCTCGTGAAGTTCTTCGGGAAGACGCAGGGGCGGAAGGTCGTGCATACGTCGGCGAAGCAGCTCGTCGTCGGCGACGTCATGGTCGAAGACAAGGCGGCGACGCTGGCGGCGTGGGAGCGCGCAGACGACGCCGCGTCGTGGCACGGTACGCGGCGAGCCTTCCTGCTCGATCGGCCCTACAATCGGCACGTGAGCCCGAGCGAACGGCACCTCGAACGACTGCACTCACTCGACGAGCTTGTCGAGCGCTCGAAGCGGAGGTTCTTCGAGTGACACCGACGCCGCTCGCGATTCAGCTTGCGGCGCTCGATCGCGAGAGCGTCATGCGCGACGATCAACCGGGCTCGCTTCACCGGTTCGTGCGCATGGCGTTCTCGCAAGTCGAGCCGTCGCCCTATGTCGACAACTGGCATATCGGCGTCGTCTGTGACTACCTCGAAGCGGTGAGCCGAAACGAGATCTCGCGCCTCGTGATCAACGTCCCGCCGGGCACGATGAAGTCGCTCACGGTCTCGGTGTTCTGGCCGCTGTGGGAGTGGATCCACCGCCCGTCGACGAAGTGGATGTTCGCGAGCTACCATCCGAACCTCTCGGCGAGAGACGGTCGGCGCATGCTGCGCGTGATGCAGTCGAGATGGTTTCAGCGCCGCTTCGATCCCCGGCTGACCGAGCTGCGGCCGGCCGCTACCGAGTTCGACAACACCGACGGCGGCTTTCGCTTCGCTACGAGCGTCGCCGGTCAGGCGACCGGGCGACACGCCGACATCCAAGTCGTCGACGACCCGCACAAGCCGCACGACCTTCGAGGCTCGCTCGCGGTCACGAAGAAGTCGATCGAGGCGGTGTCGACTTGGTGGAAAGAGACGATGGCGTCGAGGCGCGCCGACCCCGAGACGTTCCGTCGCGTGATCGTGATGCAGCGTCTTCACGAAGATGACCTCGCCGGCGAGATGCTTCGCGAGCTGAAGGACGGCGAGCGGGAGTGGCATCACCTCTGTTTGCCGATGCGCTACGAGGCGCACACGGCGTGCGTCTGTCTCGATCCGCACTGCACGCCCGAAGACGAACGCACCGACGAGGGCGAGCTGCTATGGCCCGAGCGCTTCCCCGAAGCGGTCGTGCGCGCCGACGAAACCACGAGGATGGGTCCGACCGTCGCGGCCGCGCAGAATCAACAGAGACCGACGCCGGCGTCGGGCGGGATCTACGACAAGGGATGGTTCCGCTACTGGCACAACCGGGCGGGCGTGGCGGTCCCGAACGATCCGAAGTTCCCGTGCCGAGATGAAGAGTGCGTCGTGCTTCCCGACGACGGCGTGCTTCTGCAGTCGTGGGACATGACTTTCAAGGGCACCGACGGGACCGACTTCGTCGCCGGCGGTTTGTGGCTCCACAGCGGCCCGAACTACTACCTCGTGCACCAGACGTGCGCGCGCATGAGCTTCATCGAGACGTGCCGCGCCGTCGTCGAGATGTCGAACCGCTGGCCGTCGGCACTGACGAAGCTCGTCGAAGACAAGGCGAACGGATCGGCCGTCGTCAACATGTTGAAGCTGAAGTTCCCCGGTCTCGTGCTCGTGAATCCCGAGGGCGGGAAAGAAGCCCGCGCGCACGCGACGAGCGGGCTCTTCGAGGCGGGGAACGTGTTCATCCCGCACCCCGACCTCGCGCCATGGGTGCCCGCCTACCGCACGCAGATCGTCACGTTCCCGCGCGGGGTGAACGACGATATGGTAGACCAGACAACGCAAGCCCTACTGCGGATGAAGCAGCGGCACGTGCCGTTCGTGGATGCGATGCGGGCGGTGAAGAAGCAGCTCGAAGGCTAGGACCATGGGAAACAACTACCTCGCGAAGGCGTTCGCCGCCGGCTCCAACATCTACAGCGCGATGCAGCTCGTGCGCGACAACTGGCAGAACGTCTTCACGGGGTTGGGCACCTCTCGGGACAAAACACAATACGGGCGTTTCGTGAACCTCTCGGAGGTCGGCGACCGAGAGCTGTCGTCGCTCTACCACCAGAACGACACCGCCCGTCGAGTGGTCGCGCTGAAGCCTCAAGAGATGATGCGCAAGGGCTTCCGCGTGCACGTCGAAGACGACACCGAGCTGACCGCCGAGATCTCGAAGGTGCTCGTCGATCTGCGCGCGGGGAAGAAGATCCGCGACGCCTTGATCTGGGGGCGGCTCTACGGCGGATGCGCGGTCATCATCGGCGCCGACGACGGGCAGTCGGCCGAAGAGCCGCTCGAAGAGTCGCGCGTGCGGAAGGTGAAGTTTCTGCACGTCGTCGATCGCCGCTACTTGATGCCCGATCTCTACTTCGACGATCCGCTGAACGACGAGCACTTCGGCGAGCCGTCGCACTACCTCGTTGTTCCCCGTCGAGGCGGCGCTTCGTTCCGCGTGCATCGTTCCCGCTTGATGATGTTCGGCGGCGCGCACACCGACGACGAAGAGCGCGACCGGTTGGGGGGCTGGGATCACTCTGTTCTGACCGGCGTCTATGCCGTGCTGCGCGCCTTCGATTCGGTGTGGTCTGCAGCCGAGCACCTCGTCGTCGACGCCGCGCAAGGCGTCTTCAAGATTCAGGGTCTTATGGCGATGATCGCCGGCGGGCAGAAGGAAGAACTTCAGACGCGGATGCAGCTCGTCGACATGTCGCGGTCGGTGGCACGCTCGCTTCTGCTCGACGCCGACGGCGGCGAAGACTTCACGCGGCTACCGACGACGTTCACCGACGCGCACCGCATGCTCGAAAAGTTCATGCTGCGGCTCGCGAGCGCGGCCGAAGCGCCCGTTACGATCCTGTTCGGTCAGTCGCCGGCCGGCATGAACGCGACGGGAGAGAGCGACTTTCGGTGGTTCTATGACACGGTCGCCACGGCTCAAGAGAACGAGCTGCAGCCCGAACTCGAAAAGCTCGTGAGCTTGATCCTGAACTCGAAGGAAGGACCGACCCGAGGCACCGAGCCCGAGCAGTGGAAGATCAAGTTCGCTCCGCTTTGGCAGATGACCGAGCATGAGCAAGCCGACCTCGAAAAGAAGCACGCCGAGAAGGATGCGCTTTACATCAATGCCGGCGTGGTGCTTCCCGAAGAGATCGCGAAGTCTCGCTTCCGCGCCGACGGATGGTCGGGCGAGACGCAGGTCGACGTCGACGACCGCGAGACGATGCTCGCCGTCGAGCGCCAACCGTTCGAGGGTCAGCCCGTGGAAGAGAACAAGCCCGCCGAGACCGAGCCCGCCACGACGAACACCGTCGAGCTTGCGCCCACCGACATGAAGGTGATCACGCGAGTGAACGAGGGGCGCGCCTCGAAGGGTCTCTCGCCGCTCTCGGATGCCGACGGCGGGAACATGTTCATCGCCGAGTTCGAGGCGATGCTCGCGAAGAAGGGCGAGGCGGTCGGCGAAGCCGAAGGCAAGGTCGAGGCGAAAGAGATCGACC